GTATAACTTCTCTGCTCAAAATAGAGCTGTTACACTAAATGATTATAAAGGTCTAATTATGTCAATGCCTAGCGTATTCGGTTCACCCGCTAAAACAAGTATAACCCAAAGACAAAATAAGATTGAGATAGGTGTTTTAACTTATGACGCTAATGGTGCTATATCAAATGTTGTTTCATCCCTATTGATGGAAAATATCGCTGCATATCTTTCTAAATATAGAATGATTAATGATTATGTGATTGTTAAACCAGCTGAAGTTGTTGATCTAGGTTTTGAGATTAGTGTGTTAGTTGAAACAGGACAGCAAGTTCAGGTATCCTCTAAAATATCTAATACCGTTAAAGGTGAGTTTACTAATGATAAAACAAATCTTGGTAAGAGTTATAGTGTTGGTGAAATGATTAAGAAAATTACACAAATTGATGGTGTATTAAATGTTAATTACATTAAAGCCTACAACAAAACGGGTTCTGGGTATTCATCTAACACAACAAAACAAACAATAATTGATACAGCAACTGGTGAGATTGATATCACAAACAATTACATCATCGTTGAGGAATATCAAATGCTTAATATTAAAAAACCTGATGTTGATATTAAAATCATACCAGTAATAGCAACAGGGATTAATTAAGGATGGAGAAAAACATTAAAATAGTATTAAATCAGGATACACCAGATGAAAGAATATTAGTTAATCTAGAAGATGAGTTTGATAATTTAGAGATTTTAAGCTTAAAAATATCAAGCACGGATGTATATAGAAAAACTTCGTCTGATTTTGGCGTTATTGTTGGTAGGGTACAAACTACTAATGGATATGGTTTGCAAAATGCGAAAATATCGATATTCGTACCTATTGACCCAGCTGATAAAGAAAGACCTGAAATTACCGAACTATACCCATTTGAAACCGTCAACGACCAATTTCCAAACGGAGTTAGATATAATTTGTTACCTAGGTTAAGAAATCAAAACCCTAGCCACAGGGCTATAGGGAATTTACCTACCATAAACGATCTAACCCATTACCCTCAATATCTTGAGATAATGGAAAAATATTACAAGTATACTGTCACAACAAATGATTCTGGTGATTATATGATATTCGGTGTACCAGTTGGTTCGCATAATATTATGATGGATTTCGATTTGTTTGATACAAAAAGTTTTGAGATAACAGCAAATGATTTAGTTGAAACAACAACAGAGTATACTAACATAAAAGATCTTAGGGATGCAACAAATTCGGTAGATAACAATAACCCTAATAAAGTGCCTAATTTTATTTACAAGGGTAATGATTCTTTTGATGTTGAGGTTAAAACTAATATTAACCAAATGCCGAATATATTCAATGAGGTTAAACAGGTTAATGTGGCCTCTTTTTGGGGTGATGATGTTGAACACGATGTTGGTATTACTAGATGTGATTTTAAGATAAATTATAAATACACACCCACAGCGATATTTTTTGGTTGGCTATCTTCAGTAACAGCTTCTTTTGAAATTAAAAAAGATTATTCAGTTAATAAACCTAAGGATACGGATCAAAATGATTTACCCTTAGAATTAAGAGGTTTTGACTCAAATAAAAATAGGGATACTGGTGAAATTTGGCCATTACAGGAACTGATGGTCGTTATCTATAGATTAGATGATAAATTAACACCTGGTAGTAGAGTAAGGGTTGGAGCTTTTAAGGCTGAATATGGTACAGGTGTGTTTAGGGTTTCTTTACCCATGTATATGGAGTATTATAAATTAAACCAATTCGGTGATCTAGTACCAACAGATGATATCGACAATGGTATACCAACTAAAGGTTATTACGCCTTTGAAATATATGATATTGTTGAGGCTTGGCAAACTAGGTACCCATGGGGTTATTACAAATTATCATTAACACCTGGGATTAGAGTACCAGCATCACCCAATGGTGAGGCTTTAACAGGTGGATGGGAAGGCACAAAAACGGGGTTATTTGAATACGACATAATTAATAGAAAAAGAAAGTTCTATACAATAAAAACCAAATATAACAAACACAAGATTGATAATGTAACAATACCTGGTGATTATGTTAATTATATACCACAAACAAATGATTTTAAAGATATACCATGGAATTTCCCTGTTGATAGGAGAGATACACCGTCTATATCCAATGTTGAGGTTATAGGGTCAGCAATTTTACCTAAATATGAGTTTGATGTTAAAGTAAATGTATTTGACTGGGATAGACTTGGTGATAAAGATTATAACCCAGAAATGATATTCCCAAGTAATATAATTAATTTAATTAAAATACCAACCGATTTATCATATAATGAACCTGTTAAAGAACTTGAATATCATTTAGGAATAGGTGTTGGTTTAAATGGTAAAAATAGTGGTACTGTTTATACAGATATATTTAGGGGTGATGACTTTATTAACGGTACAACAGGTGAGAATTATTACGGGGATTCACCTACTTATGATTTTGGGGATAATTCAAATGGTAATTTAAACCTTAGTCTATTTGCTATTGAATTAGCTAAAAAATCAGATGCTACGGTTAATAAGGGTGGTACACATAGAAGATATACACAAGCTTATAGTGATACATACACATTAGGTTCATTCATATCATCAACAAATGATCAAAATAAAATCGCATTAATGGAATTTTCGATTTATGATATAACAGATGATTTAGATGGATTAATAGATAATAAAGTTTACACATCATACGGTTTTTACACAGGTAGTGTACCACCAAGCGAATTTAACCCAGAAATATCAAATAGATTTAAATCAAACTATTACTATTTCGGACTTTGGGATGGGGCGAATGCGTTAAAATCGATAGAGAAAAATTATTTTACAAACAATGAGTAATATTGTAGAAATATTGGGTTCAAAAAAGTTTGTTGGTTCAAAAAATGAAACATTAAAAACTAGATTGATACTGGAGCAACCTAGTAAGGTTAGGGATGAATATAATTTATTTACAAATATTTCACAGGATGAACAATTTGTAAAAGAAAAAAATGAAAACGATAAATACAAAATATACGGTACGATATCACCAGCGATTAGTAAAAAAGCTTATTATCGTGGCAGTAAATTAAATATCGATAAAAATGTTTTGGATTTCACACCAGATAATTGGTCTTTAGTTTTATGTAAACCAGTTAAACATGTTAACGATAAAGGTAAAAAACAATATACGATTACTTATACAGATGAAAAGGGTAAGGATTTAAAATATGATCTTGATTTAAGTAAGGGTTTACCCGCATCATTGGTTTACCCATCAATAAAAACTGGGCCCCAAAACACTAGTTTTTTAATGAATTACGGGCATAATTTTGCGGCAGGTGATCAAATATATATTAGATCTAACGATAGTAGATTTAAAACTGATTTATATCACATAACAAATGTTAACGGTAAATTAATAACAATTGATTTATCTATGGCACCTAAATCACTTTTTTACGAAGAAAAAGTTGGTCAAAAAGATAATCTATTAACAAATTCCCCAGCTGCTGTATTAGAAGCTAGCCCAGCAACGCCCCAGAATCAATTTACAGGCGTTATAAGAAACGTACAAACAACAAATAGCACTAGTGACCTAATTAATATTTTAAAGGCTGAGAGACCAACCCCCTATCGTTTATTTAGTACTAATTTCTCAATATCAAAAGTTATTGATAATGAAGTCCTTGAATATTACGTTAAACAAGCACAGGTTGTTCAAGTTCTAAACACATTTGATCAATGTGGGTTTTCATATAATTTGTTTAATGAACCATTATATAATTTTTATTTTGAAGATGATTTAAATATATCTGGTTTATTAGATAATAAAAATGAACCAATAACTAATTGTTATTTAGGGGTTATAAAAAATGGTGCAACAACTGAAAAAATTTTTAGTACTGTTGAATCTAATTTTGAACCTTTAATTGATTACACAAACCCAGGTGAGGGTATTAAAAGAATATCCGATGTATCAAATACAACAATATCCGATAAACCAGATATTAATAATATTTTTGATATTGGTATATACGAGTATTCAGCTGAAAATCTAACAGAGGAATTAATATCCCCAGTCGAACATAATTTTATACATAATTATGTCCTATTTAAATATAAACCCTTCCAAGAAATTGATTTAAAACTAAGATCCTCTTATATCGAAGATTCGGCCTCAAATTCATTTATACCAAAATATGCTTTATACAGTAGAAAAACTGATAAATATATTTGGAGAGATATACTAGATTTAGGGGTATCGGATAACGATGGTAATGTTTTAGACTACCCATTTTTAAACGGATCGAGATATGCGTACCAAAGATTAATATTTAATGTTTTAACCGAAAAAAATAAGACAAAAAAATATAAACTAAATGTGAATGATATTACTAATATTGATTCACTTAATTCAGTAGATGATTATATCGGTGATATTGTTAATGATTTATTTGGTAATAATAACGATACTAATTTGGATGACCCATTCAAAACATACACAGACGAAAAATGCTAAAAAAAATATTTAAAAAAGATACAACATTATCAACTAATATATTTGTTAATTCTGAAGATAGTTCATCTGACAGGGGTTTTGTGTTTAGTAAAACATTAGATATCGAATCTTTAGTCAATATAAACGGTATTGTTGATTTTGAAAGCGCTGAATTTAAACCCAATGAAACTAAATTAGAAGTTGATTTATTTTTTTTAAGGTATATAGAAGATGATGAAATTGATAAGATATCACTTTATTTAGAAGAGGGTTTTAACGATTACCACCAAAAGGTTTTAGATTCTACCAAAAATATAAAAACTAGTGAGTTATTTGAGATAAAATCATCAGATAATTTACCTGCTGTTAAATTTGATAACGAAAAATTAATTTCCGCAACTGAGATCAATAGTGAAAAACCATACGTAGTTATTGACCACATGGTTGAGATGCGAAAAAAATACCCAACAAAACCAGGTAGACCGCATTTTTACAACACATTTACTTTCCCTTTTTGGGATAAAAAAGATTTATGGACTGGGTTAAAATATGGTTTTAATAATAAAACATATACTTATAGTTCATTTTTATTATTGGAGATTTTTGATGACCATAATGTTGAAACTCAAAAAAGAATAACAACCATACCGATATATGTTTCAGATAGGTATCTTTTTAGTGAAAAGACAAAAGATAGCGATACCACTAATGGTATTAAACAAAAAAGACCTGTTTTTAATTTAATAGAAGGTGTTGACGGGTATTCATTCTTTTTCCTTAAAAATTATATTAAAACCGATTTTTACGTTAAATTTTATTTTTGGGATGCACTAAATGGTAAAAAAATACAGTTTATACCATCCTCAAAAGATAATGTTAATAAAAAATGGTTACAGGATGTTGAAAAATTTGATCAGAAAAGGTTATACCTTAAATACGATTTAGATTACACCAAAAAATCGTATACAATATACGATTTTAATGATAGAACTGGTAAATACGATCTAGAAACAGATCATATAGATCTTTATGAATTTGCCTATGATGATTACTGGGCGCAAGTTAAAGTATTGAATGACCAACCAACAGATTTACAAATTCCAACTAGCCCTAGAGCATATGGTGATTTAATATTGTCAACCAACTCAATAAAAAGGGATATACCTATTACCGATTTAAAATATGAAACGTTATCAGATGCGATTTCAGCCACCCCTAATTATATACCTGTTGAGGTTAAATACGATTATACCGAAAATAACCAAGATCAATATACTGGTTACTATAGCATCGATTATTATAAAATTTCTGGAACAACTGAAGGTTATTTAAAATATTTATCAAATGATTTAAATATAAAACCAATTGGGTTGTTAAATACTAAATTAAACAAATGTATTAACATTGACATAGAATCTTTTAAAAGAACCATCGGATCGGTTAGAATAGAAAACAACCAAGAAATTAGTAATTACATAATTGATAGTATTGATTTAACTAATTTAACTTTTAAATCAAATGAACCAACTATTAATCTAACAACTTACGGTTCACTTAAACATAATACACAAACATTAAATAGTTCAGCACTATATACAGAATACTGTGTTTTACCAACTAAGAGCTTGCAGGAAACTTACGATATTTATTATACAACATTTGATACAGCTTGGAACGATTTTATTGAAGCTAATAAACAAAAAGCATCTAATGATTTTTCGATAATAGTTACAGGTCTTACATACACGTCTTTAATAAACAACCCAACCCACCAAATAAATTTTGCAAATATGATTGCAAATAAATCCTATTTGGTAAATAATGACATTAAAAACGATAATAAAACATACACAAAATCAGATATAAACAGTCTTTTATTAACCCAACCTACCATAAAAAATGATGGTATTACTATTGTTATTGAAGCTTTGGACCCGAAAATTAACCCTAAAGAAGAAATAATCTTAACAGTTGATTTAGTTATTGGTGCGGGGGCTTTATATAAATTTGGTACAATAAAGGAATTAGAAATCACTGGTTCACTTGATATAAGCGTTTATAAAGAAGATATTGGTTTAGAAGATATGAAAAAAATAACGGTACCTATTAAAATTAATTTAAAATAATGGTAACAATTATGATTAAAGATGGTGCTGATTACTTAGTTAATCTGTACATGGAATCCTTAATAGACCCAAACGGCTCTGTTATATCACCGTATTATGATGATCCTAAAATTAATGAGATCGAAAAAACCCTATCAGAAATATACCCATACAGTGATATGGTTAAACCTGCAATGAAATATACAACAAATAATAAAAATATAACAACTCAACGAGAGGTTGAACAACATTTCTTAGATTCACCAGAAAAATATTTTATAATTGGTAAAACAGATAGTAAATTTTCTTTATTAGATTTAAGTTTTACAAGAGAACAAGCTTTAAAATTATATAAAGATGATGCTAATAATGGTTATGCCGAGTTAAGTGATAGAGTAATACCAGCACCAAAAAACATTAGGGTTGGTAAAAGAATAGAAATTAGCGGTACCAATATAGTTGGTATGATTTTATCTGAATCGGATGAAAGAAAAGAATATGTTCTGTATTTAGATACACCAAATCCCGTTTTTTATGTTGATAATTTAGATAAAACAACTATATTTAAATTCATGAGAAATAATATTGATGATATGGTCACACCGACATTAAATTATTATTCTGATACAATAGATGAACCAAAAGTTTTATCCGAAGTATTTATTGATAGAGGTGTAAATAACGCTTTTGAACCAATGAAGAAACTAAAAAATGTTAAGGATTTAAATGAATTAACAAAAACTGGATTTGGATATTATAAAATAAACACAAGAGGATACAATTTTAAAGATCAATAAATATGGGAATAGGTGTATATGGTGTTAAAAGACCAGCAGATGTGGACCCTTCAGATATAGAAGTTATTGTTTTATACAGTAAGAATAGAAATGCTACTGAAGCTCAAAAAGTAACAAAATTAAATGGTACTGACGTTATTAAACCAGTATTTGACCCAACTAACACCCTAGAGGTTTTAGGTGGTATGTATAACCTAGAGTTACCAAAAAGCGTATTTAACGCTAAAGGTTTCTATACGGTATATATTAGACCAGCTCAGATAAGAGTCCAGATTGAGGATTGCGCTGAGTTAGCGACATTCCCAGATATTAAAGGTTTGGTATTGAACATAGATTCAGCACCAAATGGTTTCAAAAGCAAATTCAGTAATAACGGTTTAGACGGTTACAGAGTTGAATACCTTAACGATAACGGAAGTAAAGTACAAAACTTATACAGAGTTATCACATCATCGTTTATTGTTGAACCCGTTCAGGTTGACACACCTAATAGTTCAGTTAAAACGATTAAATACACATATAACAACGTAGGGTCTTTATTATTCTGCACAGTAACACCAAATGCTGCCCCAAGTTTTAAACCAACAGCAACGCCATTTATTGGTTTTAAAGGTCAAAATATTGTTTTAACAAACACCAGTTTTACCCCACAAGTACTTGAAGTTGAATTAGTTAACTATGATGCTGAAAGTTTAGCGATCGCTTTATATTCGGATCAAACTAAATCGATGGAAGATGGTATCTACACATTATATGACTTTGATGGTAACATATATGCTCAGTATGATTTATATGAGATTAAAGACGCTACAAATAAAAAATTATTTGAGGTTAGAACAAGAAGAAATAATATAGACTCAACAAAGACATTAAATAACATAGTAGGAAATGGCTAATCTTAGTTATACAAATACACCATTAATAGCACACTTATATGACACAGCGGATGCAGCTATGGCTGCCGCAGCTGATCTTGGGTGTTCTGGTTATAGAACTTATAATATTAATGGTGAAAATAAATATGTACCTTGTGCATCCTTTTTGGCGTATGAGCAAGCATTAAGATATTACAAAAGCCAAGGAGTTAATAACCAGATTTCTGGATCTGGTAATATCGGGGATAAAGCGGTTGGTTTACAATTTGCTAACGCAAATGATGAAATCGCTGGTGATCCATTTTTTACTTTAGGTAATTTTTCATTAAACACATCAGTAACCAAAAAAGGTGTATCTGGTAAAAATTTAACACTTTCTAGCGGTAATAAGTCATATACAGCTGAAAGTATTAATAAATTAAACCCAGCTAAAAACACAACACAAAGTGCTATTGACCAGGTTAACAAAAAGATTAATGATAATCTAACTGTTAGAGTACTTTTTAATAAAAAGAAATTACAAAATTATGTTTTATACGCTCCGATGAAGGAGACTATTAAAAACACGATTATCGAAATAACCCAAAAATATCCAGCTGGTCTTAAATTAAATGTTATTGGTATTCTAACACCAACGGTGTCTGAATATAATTATTCAACAAATAAAGATACGGCCCAATTTAAAATCAATCTAAGTAATATATTCAATCCATTCGAAATTGAATATACAACATCTGGTTCGACAAAAAGTGATGATGTTAATATAACACCTTTGAGAAACTTTTCTAAAACATATACAGATTATGTTATTTACTATAAAGGGGTTGAATATAAGATATTAAACGCTACATTACCTAGTTCATATAATGATAATGATAACGGGATTTACGTAACTGTAGAAGGTAACCCGTTCATTAATGAAGTTAATAATGATAAAACTGTTAATAGAACATTTTGGGTAAAACCAAAAATGCAAAAATATGATGAATTCCAAACAAACTTATCTGACATGGGTCAGTTTTTGTTGGATTATGATTACGATAAGAAAAAATATGTTAGTGTAATTCGTTACAAAAAATTTACGGATCTCGGTGTTGAGTTAAATATGAATGAAACATTATTATTTCCTCAATATGATGAGGTTAATATCGATTTATTCAGTGATGCGTTTGATAAATATTTAACTAAATTAAACGGTATATCGGATGACTTTGACGCAACAAAAACAAATTTAATCTCAAGATTCTTAACAACAGATTCTTTAAAAGAATTTGATACTGATGACAGGAGAATAAATTTAATGTTTGGACTTATCGGTAAGAATTTTGATACCATTAAAAAATATGTTGATGGTATAACATTCATGACTAATCTTAGTTACGATAAAATAGAAAACATACCCGACTTATTGGTTAAGAACTATGGTAATATGCTTGGTTTTGAGACCTATAATGTTGAAGATGAGAATACGCTAATTGAATCATTGTTTGATATTAAAGACCTAAGGGTTGAACCTGGTTATAAACCAGTTGATATCGATATTGAACTATGGCGTAGAATTTTTATAAACTCATATCATCTTTGGAAATCAAAAGGTACTAGAAAATCAATCGAATTTATCTTAAATCTAGTTGGTTTACCAGATTCAATTTTTGAGGTTAATGAGTACGTTTATGTCGCTAGAGATAAAGTTGATTATACTCAGAAGGCGTATGATTTGTATAAATCTAACTACAGTGATAATATCCTATTAACATTGGTCCCTTTCGATAAAGATGGTTACCCAACAGTACCACCAAGAGTTAAATACCAAGAATATGGTTTTAGTATCGCTAATGATGGTAAAAATTTCGGACCTTATGATTTCGGTACATCATATATCAGAGCTTACGAGGTTCAAAGTAACGTCCACATCTTTAATATGGATAGGGTAGCTGATAATGTAAAATCTTGGGTTTATTCTGAGAAACAAGTTCTTAGATTATCTGAGGATAGTATTGGGTATACCGAATATTATGAAGATGATTCTAGGTTAGTTGTAAACTCTAAAGAATTAGAGGTTTATATTTCGTCAGATAAAATATTTGATTTTACGATGTATAGATATCTAAATAGAAATAGCGTTGGTTTGAATACCGATCTGACGTTTAGAGCTGTACCTAGTATAAATGTTGGTAATTTAACTTTTAATCAATTCCTACAGAAGTCGATGGATAATTACATCAAACCTGATAATAGAAAAACGATTAAAACATACCCAACCCTAACTAAAATATATTATGATTACCTAGCGTCAACTGGTAATCCTGTTACAAACACAAAAAGTTTAGAGTTTTTAAATAAATTTGATTCTTCATGGGTTAAATTAGTACAACAATTTACACCAGCAACAACAATATTAAACGCTGGTAAGAAAATACAAAATAGTAAGTTCTTAGATAACAAATTTGTATATAAACACGGTTTAAATAACAAAGTTAATTGGTTAGGTACTGATGGTTCTGAGTTCCAGGATTTAGCGAAAAGACCAGTTAACCAAGGTACTACCAACCCATTTGACACGATCGGTGTTAAAAAATTACCCCATGTTGGTGAATCGTCTAGTTTCACATTAGTTGGTAACAAAGGTAAGAACTACACAGGTTATGACCCAACTATCAACGAGTATTTTGGTTTCTACTATAATATTGAAGATGCTTGTAGTAGTGTTGAGATTTATAGATGGGATGAGAATGAGGACTATGGTGATGATGCTATTTATGGTGGTAATATAAATACTGGTTCTGGTGACAGAAAGGGTGTATACGTAACGTATGATAATAATCTTTACAGATTAAATACTAATAATATTTATACATCTGGTTATACGATTAACACCGCTTTAAGTACATATACCGATGCGAATCTTTTATTAAGTAATACCTATGATACCGAAACAATTACATTACCAAATGGCCCAGGTAATTATTTGGTTGAATTTGCTCTTTCTGGCCAAGATGATTTAAAAATATATGATGGTCTTGTATCTGGTATTGAATTAGATGGTATTAGTGGTCCTATCACTGGTTCGGTATTCTATTCAGAAATTTTAACATTCACAACTGATACGGTTACTTTCTGGAACATGCTAAATTACCCCAATGATATCACACTTAAAAACTTATCAGTTGGTCTATTAAGTAATAAGCCAAATGCGTTTAATGTATATGATTTAATACCGTTGAATACTGATGCTAGTTTGGTTACGTTTAAGGATAGTACACCAACTACCATATCAACAACAGAAAGAAATTATTATATTGAGGCGGTTTCAATTGGCCACGCTTATTTAGCCGCTAATATTGATTACGTTTGCCCTGTACCTAAACCACATACTTGTTACTATAACTATAGTGGTTTAACTATTAACATGGCAACTGCTGGTATTACAGATTATTATGATGAAACTGGTCAGTATTTAACGATTGAACAATCAAAATACTATGGTTATTCTAAAAACACAGCTACAACAGAACCAGATGACGCAATTTACGGTAAATCAGGTGATTGGGTTGTACCTTTTAGAAAATCAAATAGCTGGATAAACGGTGTTGTGTATTATGCTGGTGACGTTGTTACCAAATCTTCGGTTAACTATTTAGTTACTGGGGCTACTGTAACAGGTTACACAGTTTCTGGTGTACCATCTGGTACAACCGCAACAACTATTGTACCTGGGATGTATCAAGCGTATTTAAATCGAGTTAAAACAGATCCGTATATGCATATCGATTCAGCATATATCAAAAAACTAAGAGTTAACCCGTTTAGTGATATCGTTTCGATTAATCTAACTAAAAACCTTTACCTATACCAAGTTTACAGTGGTTCAACACAAACTGAAACTTATAAGGTTGTTAATAATGTTCTAAATGATGAGCTTTATATTAGTGAATCATCTAGTTTAACTTTTGATGGTTTTTATTCTTTAGATGAGACTAAAATCGGTCCGTTCTATACAGCTAATACTGATGAAATTTTAGTAAATACTTTAATTGATGAATTAGAACTTTCACCTGATAAGGATAACTACATAGATATCAAGTCACTGAATGATAATTTTAACGTTAATAATAATAGTATTAGTTTATCAGATGGTTATTATTTAGTAAAACAAAACGGTTTCTTAAA